TTTCTCACCTGCCGGCATGATATTTACCGTTACACCCTTGCTGTGAATACTTGTCATGGTTGCATCTTTGTACGTTTCAATTTCACCGTTCATTTTTGCATACCTGAAAGTAAAAGGTTTCGGCTTTCCCAGTCGGTCCTTTTCTTCCATCATCTTCCAGATCTTACTGATATGTATCCGCTTTTCCATTCTTTTTCAAAATCGATAAACAAAAATAGATTTCATAGATTATCGATTAAAGGACACATAATTGATTTCATAACCCGGGGTTTTCTTATCCCCTTTTATTAGTTAGTTGTAATCTCAGACTTTTCCAGTAGAAAGATGTTTTTAAACAGGTTATTGTACTAATTTTCAGTGTTAAAACCGATCCATGAGCCCTGAGAAATTCCACTCTTCTCCCTAGAACCCACGCAGCGCCCTCTGAAGACTTTGCCTCCGCATGTTTTTTTTCACCGCAATATGCTGAGCAAAATATTTTTTAACACATTGATACAAAGCATAAAAAAGGGATGACATCATGCCATCCCTTTACTTACTCCATACCTCTTACCTCTTACCTCTAAATAAAAATTATTCCTCCTCCCATTGCACTTGGTTCAGTATAGAAGAAATTCACACCAATGAACACTGTATCCCAGGCATCAGTAACGTGGGTCTTATGTTCATCAGGATTGTCGGGTGTATCGGGTAACTTCTCAGGACTCTTATCTTTCTCGAATCCATTCTTCCCTTGCTTAATGCCTGTCTGTTCCATGGCTATCTTAAGCAGTTCGTTGTTCATTGCATTGAATGTAGGGAACAGTAGTTCATTGTCACCCTTCAGGGCACGGTCAATCTGTAGATGCTTCCAATCATGCTTAGATGCTTGCCCTATGTAAACATCAGTAACGTTCCAACGGTTATCAGTCAGGATACGTATGATAGTATCAGCATAACTCTCGGATGTTGCACCTGTCTCCCAAACAAACGTATGATCATAGTAGAAGATGATATCCTTATGGATCATTGCCATGTAGTAATCGCATACCATCTGTACCACGTCCTGTAACTTGCCGGGTGTCTTAACATAGAATGTCTTAAGTGTCTTGAACTCATTAGTATCAGGGTGCACCTGACCCACGCATGCTGTGGATATGGCAGCATTACTATCGAATGCGATGTGGAGTGGTCGCTTCATATCCAGATCAGGATCACCCAGGCAGGCGGCAGTAGTTAGTTTCTTCCAGTTCGTTCCAAACTGTTTAAGGTTATCGTTATCGGTAGGTATATAGAAGTGATTCTCAGTTAATGCAGAGTAGAACCCATTAGGCACACGGAACAGTCGTTCATTCATAAAGGCAGTACGCCAGATAAGGGTAGGACTATCCCTGTACATCTGCATGATAAAGTCCTCACCCAATACCTCAAGGTTATCGAATACATCGTACTCTCCATAAAATACAGTATATTCAAACTTCTGGTTAGGTAATGGCTTCAATGGTTCCTGGTAACGTCGTGCCAGGGCAAGATCGGCCCGGAGTTCTTTTATCATCCGGATATTGTATTCTGTTTGTTCCGGCCATGACATATACCCAACTAACTCTTTATAAATGTTACGAATATAGTTGATATGATCAGGCGACATCTCATCGCGCTTATCCAGTATCCATTTACCCATTTTAGAAGTGGGCATATCGGTGGAGTACAATACGCTGTGATGCCAGGGACAATCATCGAAATATTGCCGGTTACCACGATTGGCGGGATTAACTTCCGATTTAATTTTATTATAATCCAAAAATTTTGCTTCAGGACCAATCAACCAATCCAATGACATGGAGTTGGCAGACATCCCGTTATTGAAAGATAGCACTACCATAATCGTTCCATTCCAAAAATGAAAGCAATTACCCCATGCTTCGCGCAATGGCTTACGTTTAGGTTGTTTGAAATTCTTCTCCTGTGGGGCTTTTCTGCCAACATAATAGTGAATACCTTCCACATATCCCCATTCGTACAATGCGTGGCAAATAGCGGGTAATGTGTTACCCCAGGCTTTTGAATAAGTAGGCGAAATAAGAGCACCGGTACTGCCCGGCATCGCCCATACATTCCGAATAATAAAGCGGGCATCTATACCCTCAGACTTTCCGGTACCACGAGCAGCAACGATATATTCATCATGCGCGGATATAGCCATCGCGTCACGTTGAGCTTTATTGAAGAATTTACGAACGCGATCCTCAAACTTATGAAGCTGATCGGCACCAGGGAGTATTGGATTCATTATGGTTCGATTTGTGCCTCTTCAGCTTTTTTGAATAAATTTCCTTTGAATTTTTCACGGAACCGGCGACGTTCTTCCTCCAGATTAGGAATTTCGCGTATTCCCTCAAGCACGGTTATATCATCAGTAGGCTCGAAGCTGGGTGGTATCATTTCATTCCAGTCAAATACATCATCTTCCTTATCAGCCCGGGTATATTTCCCTATTTTATCCATATTGGCGGCAATTCCCTGCGGATCGCGATCCTCAATAGCAATTTGAGCACCTTTTTTGCATGTTTCGATAATAATATACCGGTGCCAACTCTTGGCGGCAATGGTTATATTTCCAAATATCTTAGTTATACCGGCAATGTCATTATAGGCTTGCGATTGAGATACCGGAGTAAATAAGACATCGGTCATAGTTTTACTTATTACTTTCCCTTTTTTGTCTTTTTCAACTAATTCAACCGATCCACCTTCCATCAAAAAGCTGATCAATTCAGAATTCATCATGAGAGGATTCGCCATTTTTTTGGATACGCAAAGAAGTACTCGTTTTTTTATATCCTGATCTTTTTCAGACAATGCCAGTTTAGTTTCATCAATGGAATGAAACAGATGCTTTTCAATTTTTTCGTAAACCGTGATATCATTCTTTGCCATAATCGTTGGGATGTAAAAAAAGGCAATACCGTGGGATTGCCTTTTTAATGTTTATTTGAAATACAATCGGGTTAAACGGTTGCTTCAGGTTCAGGAGTCGGAGTCGGTTTGGCTATCTTAGCTTCCAATTCTGCCAATTCGATATTATAGGCGTCAATGCGTTTAAGTGCATTAAGCTTCACCACTTCACGTTCGGTAGTATTGGCAACTTCCTGAGACCGTTGCAGGTTTTCAATTAGTCGGTCAATCCTTCTGGCTATTTGAGCACCGGCTACCAGTTCATTTTCAGAATAGGCAGGTTTCTCCAGTACTGGTTCAATGGTTTTGCCTTCACTCCAGGAATCAATTGAATCCCATGCAGCGCGACGTTCATCGTCCAGGTCTACTAACTGTTTAACAAGTTTTTTGCGCGTAGCAGGATGAAGTTTTTCAACTGAAATATCCGATTGCAAACTGGCCATTAATGGAGTGATCACTTTAACCCGGTCATAGAGTTTTTTGATGTCTTCCGGAAGATTGTCATAGGCAACAATGGAAAGTCCACGACGTTCCTTCAGGGAAGTAAGTTCCAGTTCTTTTTCTTCCAATAAAGTCTGAGCATCTTTCAACTCATCCACCGTATTTTCTAAATCAGATTCCAGGTTCTCTACATTCTCGTTCAAATCTTCATTGTCAGAATCAACATCAGCCTTATCAGCGGTCAATTCTTCAATGGTTACTCTCAGTGCATCAATCTCAGCTTGTTTTGCTTCAATTTCTTCCACAGTGGCTACAGGTTCACCTGCAATCACCAACTTCATATCTTTGAACTGATCGGGATTCGTCCTGATATTGTTCTCAATGACTGACACCTTATTGGTGAGCATGCAAAGAGCAGGATTAAACTGATCACCTTCCGAAAGATTATCTTTGAAATATTGTAAGTATTTTTTTTTGATATCCGTTCCGGCGGCAGTTTCAAAGATAGCCAACCCATCAGCGAATGTACGCTTAGGATCGGCCAGCCATGTTTGAATAGTTTTTAGCATAATGCTGAATTATGGTACTAAAATTGTTGCAATATCAATTGGAGTGCCTAAGTAGATAAGCGGACAAATGGCATCACTTGCAAAAGTGAATTTAAATCCACGGCGATCGGCACGAGCCATACCACCGGCATATTCCGGTTTAATGTGACAAGGTAGCCCTGGTTGACCAACAATAATCTGTTGACCTTCCATATCTTCCAGAATAAGGTAACCGGATACATTGTTGACCTGACGTGCAAATGCAGCCGCTTCTTTTTTACTGCCGGAACGAAAGAACTCACCAGCTGGGGCGAAACTCTGACCTTCAAGTTCGCCCTGATTAGGAGCATCGAATTTAACGGTCTTATCCGTACATTCTATGTACTTAGGTTTGTCACCAACAGTTTTGAAAACAAAAGCACCTGCAGCAGTTACCTGGTCCACGTCGGTGGATACATCGGTTACCAATGGTAAGGTTGGCACTGCACTAACGGAAGCGGCAGGAACGAACAATACGTAGGCTTTGTAACCTCCCATATTATCTTGTCCGGCTGCCCAGGTTAATGGATTAAGATTGAATTTCATATCAATGAAGTTTTAAAATTTTGAGTTAAATAAAAATTGATTAAAAAAAAGCCGGCTACCGAAGCAACCGGCTTTTTTCTTATTGATTAATAGTCACCTGAGAGGTCAATACGAGTATTCACCTGTTCGTTGGTTTTGAAAATCTTTTTATGTACGTCGCGAACGCGAGTACCGTACATTGATTCCAACCAGAATTGAATTTCATTAGGATCTTCGTAAATATTACGAACCTGCATAAATTGTGCAGCTTTTGACGTATCGAAACCGATATCCATATTCCCCACTTTTTGCAAAATCAATTTGGAACCGGTACCCAATGCTTCATCAGTGGCAATTTCCAAAGCAGGACAGAAAGCATCTTCACGAAGTGCTTCCAATACCTGAGTCATAGTTGGAATGGCAAACATTTTCACTTTATTACGATAAGCATCACGGGCATTTTTCAAAACCGTCTGGGCACAAATCAATTGAGGAGTACCACCAATGGATGATCTTAATAATGGGTGAGAACTATAAATGAATTCTACCAATTTGTCATAGGCAGTAGAATCATTTTCATCAATCGGAGCAGCAAAAACACCTGTAATTTCAAGGTTCCCTTGTCCGGCAGCGATATAACCATTAGTAGTCAATAAATCCAATACAGGATAGAATCCGGTGAATGAAGTCATTGGCGAAAAAGTAGCAGTGTCACGTTCAGCATGAAATAATGCAAACACGATGTCCTCAGCGTGAGAGGTAACCACATTCTGTACAATTAATTGTTCCAGGGGATGGGCTTTGGTTTTCAAATCAAGTTTAGTACCGGCATTAACCAGGACTTTCTTATCCTTGTAATTGGTGATATTATCTTTGATTTTGAAAACAACCATTTCAGGTTTCAAATTCGATTCAAAAAACTTTGCAATTTCAGGATCGTAAGTAATGGCCATGCCCGGAGAGTACGGACCAGTTCCACCGGCTTTACGGCGCATATTCACAATTACGTCCTCATTTTCCACTTGCTGAATGTTCAGCTTCAGTTTAGCAGCTAAAGCATCAAGTGAGAAGAAAGGCAGAGTCCGTAAAATCGGATCGTAAGTTTTAGCTGCCTCAGTTAATGCAGCGACTGTTAGAATTGGCATTGGTTTATATTTAAAGGGTTAAATTTAATATCCTTGTTTCTTCATTTCAGCAGCAATAGCCAGGATATTACCCTGATTCTTGGCAGCAAATTCCAATACAGTATCCGTTGCTACAGCACTTGCTTCAGCTTCAGGAATTGCAACAACACTTTCAGCACCAGGAAGAGCAGATAATACTTCATTCTCGGTTTTTAACGTGTCACGTTCAGTTGTCAACTCGGTGATAGTGGTATTCAATGTTTCCACAGCACCTTCAAGTTCAGTTACAGTTGCTTGGAGAACACTATCTCCGGCACTTTCTTCAGCATTAATGACGGCCTGAACATTTTCAAGCGTCACATCAGCAGCGTCAACTCCTTCGCCTTTTGCGGCTACTGAATTTACAACTGCATCGTAATTGTCTGCTTTTTCTTTCAAAACAGTGAAAGCAGCAGTTGATAAGATTTTAGTCATGGATTATGAATTAAAATAATTAATAAAATTTTCGAATGTGTCAACGGCATCGATTAACCCAATTTCTAAGGATTTATCACCGTAAAATACTTTACCGGTTCCCCAAACTTTTCGGTCACCTTTCAACTGATCCGCACGATTGGTTTCAATCATCGAAAGAAACCATTCATTGAATACATCAAGGTCAGCACGTAATTCCTCCGGTTTTCCATTGATGGCATCAATGAATGTTTTATTTTTATCAGTAGATGCTGTGGCATATATTTCAATCAGGTTTACACCCATTATTTCCAATTGTTTCGAAAAATCAATCAATGTCACATAAGCACCACAACTTCCTACTTTAGCCAGGTTACTGTTCGCACAGATATAATCACATCCTGAAAGAATACCATAAGCTGCCGAACATGCCATATCATCAATGAATCCACCAACCGGCTTATTCTTTTCCGAAATAGTTTCAGCAAGCAACCGCATGGCATAACCTTCACCACCTCCCGAACTCATAACTATGACAATGCTACTGATAGCATCATTGGCATAACATTGTTTCATTAGGTTAGAAATAGATCTCATCCCGGCAGGTCCGCACATTTGATCTTCTTTGGTTATTACACCCGAAATATTGATAATGGCAATTGATCCAGGCATAGCATCTATAACCGGTACTCTATTTTCATTACCAATACCATCTGACATCATAACTGAATTACGATCATTTAAAGCAGGTAATGCCGGTGCAACTGCCATCCGTTCACCTTTAATAAAGTTCGCAATCAATGGCAAATAATTAGAAGCATAGTTCTGATCAATTGCCCAGACGCCGTTCAATATGTTGTGTAAGTAGAGCATAAGCAGTTATTTGGTATTAAAAAAGCAGTATTCATGCAAATTGAATTGCAAGAATACTGCTATTATAAAGGGATTTAAAGGACTTATTACTCCATCAATGGGAGTTCAGAGTGTGTCATTACGCCTGATAACGTTATTTTTGTTCCCGAATATCCATTGGCCGCCGATGGATTTACGTTTTCAATTTGAACTTTTAAAGGATTTGCCCGGTCACCTGCCACCAGTACGTCACCATTTCCGGTAACATATTTCAACAGGATCCTTTTAAATTTCTTACCGGTGATATCATTATACTTTGCCTGCCTACTCCTTGCACAATAGATTATTCCCGAAACAGTATAGAGTGGAATGATTCCTTCATCCGGAGTAACGGTTACTTCAATACGTCCCGGAGTAGCCGGAAACTCTAACCAGGGCTTTGTAGTTTTCAGCACTACAATTATTTTGCCACCTGTCACGGAGCATGCATTCACATTTTCGACAATAGCATAATCCGCCGATATAATTCCTCCAATATTATCCATATATTTTGTATTAAAAATGGTTATACTCCTTATTATTAAACTCTTCGGTGTTTGTACCCCTTTTATTGGACAAAACACCGCACTTGGTGAACAAAATAAATCTAAACTTTAACGTTTTTTTGTTTTTTATATTTACGCTTATTCCGTATCCGAGAATCTTCCCGGTGCCGGTAATAATTTTTGAGTAAAGCGTCGGAGGTAATGCTTTCAATCCGGTACATGCAAATGAAATAATTTGCTGTAACGTCATAATTCTGATCATGCTCCTTTTTCATCAAAAAAAGTAAATTGTGAAGTTCATCCCAAAAAATCATAGATATCCGTTTTTGAATAATCCCGCACGATTTTTCAGACAGGAAGTTATAACATGACGGATTTTTTTTAAACCCATCCTCATCCTGCCGGCGATTGGGTAGAACAATCTCCAGGTTACCCGCATCCAGGTGTTGATTGCAGGGCCTTTTCTGCAACAGATCATAAATTGTAATGTATAAATCCGTTTTTGGTGGGAACTGAACCGGTTCCGCAAAATCATCGCCCCATTTACCGATGCAATATTCTGCCAGGTGAGGTTTAATTGTGATTTTAGTAGTATACATAAATTTAATTTTTGAAAATTAAAACATTTAAAGTCAGATTATTAGAGCAAATAACAAGATACAAAATAAACACGATTTAAACAAATAATCCTCATTTTATTTTAAATGTAATTTTCAGATCTGACATACCCCCCCGGTCCAATAATAGCCGAACAAAGTGTGCTTTCGTGCAAAATGGTATACACTATGTTATAACTATTTATATTCAAGCACGTTAACACCGTACTCTTTTCCGTACTAACTTGTTTTGTTTTTATTTTTCCGTACTATTTTTGTTTTTGAACATATTCGTGCAAAGAGTACGAAAGAGTACAAAAACAGAACAAGCGTAAAAAATTGATATTTAATTGATTAATTTTCAAAAATTGCGTTTTGTTCCAAAGTACTTTTTTATCTCCTTTTTTTAGATAGTCAACTTTTGAAAAGTAGATAAATAATAAAAGAAAAGATTATATATAGAGAGGCTCTGAAATTGAACGATTTATTTATGATTATTGGAGGGATTTATACGTTTGAGACTGCCCGCCTTTTCCTGAGTGTATGTACTTTTTTTGAACTTATGGACTGCGTTTTTTTGGGAGTACGATTGTCCATTTATTTACATACGATAGTAAGGGGGGTGCGGGGGAATGAAAAAAGAAGAACCCCCAACCCCTAAAGGGGAGTAAGAAACAATAGTAACGATTCTGTACATCAATCACAAAAGAGTTATTAGTACCGGCTTCACAACTATCCTACAAAAGAGTTATTAGTACCGGCTTCACAACTATCATAAATAAGAAAAGCCTACCGAAAAGGCAGGCTTTTAATTAGTAACGAATCTGATATTTATTTTCTGGTTACATTTGCCCAGGCTAAAGCAAGCTCAACCGTAATATCAACGCTTTTTGATTTTTCATTTAAATAGTACCTGGCAAACTGTCTCATATCTTCAGGGGTGAATGTCGTCGGAAAAGGATCGCGTTCTGCTATCAATACACCATCTTTAGTATATACCTGAGTAATACACCTGACTGGGATCCCTTCAATGCCATCACCACGTCGTAAAAGCGTCGTGATAACAACTTCTTTACATTCTACTTCTACTGCCATATTTTTAATTATTTTAAATAGTAAATAGTAAATGAATAAATAGTAAATTATTTAAAATGGTAAATCACTCCCTTCCACTCCGGGATCAACCACCAGTTCTTCGGCAGCTGGTTGCATAGTAGCATGGATAATGGGTTTTAATCCACCAAGTATTGGTAATGCTTTCTTTTGATCTTCTGTCAATGCTTCATACTCTGCTTTGTCCTTGCTAAGTTTTACAAGGTGAGTCTGGTCGTACTTAGGTTCCCTGATTTCAAACGCCGATAGGTTAAGGTATACACCCTTTTCGCCTACATATAACCCACTGCCTTCAATTGGTATAATAAGGCAATTCTTCTTAACTCCCGTCTTTCCTGTTAATACGGTCAGGGTAGCATCTTTGATTTTGATTAAATCTACTTTGATTGATAAATTACTCATGATTTATTTTATTTAATTGATTAATTATAAATACTTGGTCTTGTTCTTACTCCCCTTTAGGGGTTGGGGGTTCTTCTTTTATAAATAATTTGAATAATACACTTCACAAATAAATTCCACCTCTGCCGGCAGTTTCTTTACCCCAACAATCACAGCCATTCCCCTGGCGGCCATCTCATACAATTGTTGGTTGATATTAGGCGATTTACGGAAGTTATGCAGGTCACAGAACACAAAGAACGCTCCTGGTATATTGCACTCATACGGAGTAGGCTTTATCAGTTTTCCGGCATCGCCCAGGGTAAGTGCAAAGCCTGCCTCCACTGCTAACTTTTGCAGGATCTTTTTCCGGATAACAGGATCCGGAGAAATGGCTACAATAATTTTATTTTGCTTTTGCATGATAAAATTTGCTTGGGTGGAATTGACAATTTTTATTTTCTGAACAACCTCCAAATACGGCCTTACAATAACTGTCATTACCACAATCAGCACAAGTAATATTATCTTGAAGAATCATGTTATATTGAGCTATAAAATCAGTTCTATATTTATTATAGCATTTATGAACCCTGTTAGGATCTTTATTTTCATTATAATAGAAAGTCCAATAATCACCATTTTCAAATCCAGTTATAGTATGTTCAAGATTCCAATGTTCGTCATGCTGGCCAGTTAAAGTCTTAATTGTAACTTCTAAGTCATTATCTTCCTCATTTACATTTATTATTTTTACATAACCTTCGAAATGAATTGATTTGAAATAAGTGTTACAATTAAGTTCAATTGATATTTTTTTCTTTTTCATGGCTTCTCAATGCGTTTAAATTCATAAATTAACACCCAGGGATTCAGATCAAAACTTTCAACTCCGTTAATTTTACACCATAGAAGAATAAAGCTGAATTTGAATGGACCACAAGGTTTTGGAAGGTTTGATTTAGATCCTTTCAGATATTTTATTTCATTAGCAGAATTCCATTCACTTGCACCTTCACCTTCGGCATCTTTTTCACGAATATCCATCAATCGTTCACAACGAACTCCGGTACATTCCAACCAAATACGTGCAGCCACCTTTGGCATGAATAAGGAAGTCCTTTTAAACCATGAACCTCGTTTGAAAATTTTACTTGTTTCAAACTTTTCAGGCTTATTGTCTTCATACAAATAAGTTCGTTTATCAAAAAGCAAAGTATTATCAATAAATCTTCTCTTTGTCTTACCTGTTTTTGTAAATCCTTCTGATATCCAATATCCGGACGCATAGAATGCTTCTCTTACCCAAATATGATCACCGTTCTGACATCGGGTTTTCAGAGATAAATTCATACCAGATTTATGTATAAAAACACAATAATATTGACCTATTAAAGTATTTAAATTAACTTCATTTATCATATGTATGAATGCCCAGTTATCCGGATCTTCATTTACTTTCTCCAAACCCGCGGTCCTGCGAGTCTGGTTTTTCTTTCCTTCCTGAATGGCCTGGACCATTGACGTGGAAAATAAGATAGGGAGTTCTTTCATAGCTTATCCAATTATATGTTCGTAAATTTCATAATTCCCAATATCACTATCCTCCAGTTGCATTATATGATCTAATACTTCACCGTCAGGATCTATTGTTGGATCCAATATATTATAAAAGAAATTCTGACTTTCTTCTATATCCGGTTTATATACTAAATAGTATTTTTTTGGCTTCACTATGCTTTTTTTCTCTTCCAGAAGAACCTTTTTAAGTGCCGGAAGTATTTCCTCAGAATAACGTTTAACAGCCTGTTCAATTTGTTTAGTCCTGGGCATATTATACATACCTTGAATAATTTTATTGGCAAAATACTCAGTTTGGATTGAAAGGATAAACTCTTTAAATGATTTTCCTGTACTTCTCCAGGCATACGAAAAATTTCCGTAATCAGTTACTGATCCTAACAATCCATCACTGGTTAAAACTACCTGACCAAGCCACTGGCCTTCCTCCGTCCGTAAAGTGTAACTGTCCGTTCTAATTTCTTTCATAACATTGTTTGATTTAATTGATTTATTTTTAAATAGTAAATAGTAAATGACTAAATAGTAAATTCATTAAAATGGTTTTTCATCCGGATTAGATGGTAATATTTCATTCCCTTCAGTAATCATCGGCGCATCGGCCGCCGTAATTGGTCGGTTGCCAATCCAGAAATATTCAATACCTCCTGATTTATCATCCATGTCGGGTTTGCCATCTTTATCATACTTCAGAGGTTTTCCGCTCTGTGGGTCCAACATGTGTGGGTTGAATGCATATCCTTTCCATACGCAAAATGCTTTGATCTTATTTTTAAAGGCATTCGGAGATACCAGTTTGGGGTTAAGGTTCGAATACTTCAGGTAATCATCATTCAGGAACTTACGTTTAAGTTTAGTATTCATTTTGTCCACGTCACTAAAATACTCATCCGCCCAGGCAAGGAATGTTTCACCCATATCCTGCCGGAGCTGGCGACTTTCGATACGTTCGCGCGGTGCCTGTACAACTCCATACTTGAGGTAAATTTGCAGGCAGTTGGCCAACAGGTTCCAGAATAAGTTCCATTGATCAAAGTCCCAGTCATCAAAGAACAGACCGCCAAAATCATCCTTAGGCTTATGCTCATCATTGTAGAAGTCACCGAATGCAATAATGTACTGCCGGTCGAGAAAACTCGAACCACGGCCATTCAAGGCATGATTGGTGGTGAGGTATATCTTTCCGGATTGATTGAACGGAATGGTGAAGCGTTTTCCTCCTTTGCAGTTCACATTCCAGTCACCGGTGATATTGGCAAATAAAAATTCAAGGCTGAAATTAGTCCGAACATCATCCACAAAAATACATTTCGTTTTCTCTGTCATTCCATCCCATATAAAAGGATCGCTTTCAATCTCTTTCTTCTTACCATCAATATACAGGGTTGGGTTAATATGCTTTTGCGCTTCACCCAGTATCGATTTGCCGGTTCGTCCGTTCGATTGTCCAACTTCCGATTGCTTACCGTCCATGGCAACAACGGCGCGCGAAACGGACCTATCCTTTGCCGACAAAGCCATATATCCCATTGCTGCAAGTTTCGAAATCAGGTGAAGCGTGTTTTCGTGCAATTCATCCGGATCAACTGTTATCCCGGTTTCGCCAGCAGCAATTTGTTTTTCTTTTCTCCAGGTAAAGTTTGAAGTATTGATCAGGAACTGGAGGAACTGGCACCGCTTCCCCTCCGGACTGAGTTTAAAAGTAAAACGGGTGTCATCAATCAGATCCACTTCAATAAGAGGTTGGTAAATGCGAATTTCAGGATCCTTATTTGGTTTACAATTCAATGTCGCAGGGAAATCATGTTTCTGATCATCCCAAATATTATAAGGCACGGCTGTATAATCAAGTTCTTTAACCTCATTTGGTCGAACCTCCCAGCATCGTTCTCTGAAATAAAGGCGTTGATATTCCCTGGTTGGTTCTTCGAATACAGGTTTATTAAAAACAAGGTTACTCAGCTTGTCAGGTCCCAAATATTGCACCCCGCCTTTGTATATCATTTCCAAAACATCTTCATTGGCTGATACTTTAGTAAAATCAGTTACATAATCACGAATTTCGAAAGGTTCAACGGTCCTGACTGTAGGATGGTTAATGTGAATAAACTGATAGGTCTTACCATCCAGGTTCATCATGCGATAATAACCACGATTTTGTAGGAAAGTAAAACAACGGCCATATTTGAATTCATAGGTTGTTGCTTTTGCATTTCCATTCCGGTCTATTCCATTTACTTCCTGCCAGTATTTTTCATCACTCTCAAGGGGTTGTGCACTTTCAATTTCACCTTTTTCATTCAACTTCCAAATATGTCGGCCAATACGGAATTTAGGTAAAGCCCTTAAAACGGAAGAATGCTCTTTAGCAAATGCAGTTGGGTTATTCAGATGCCATATTTCCTGTATTTTGGTGTCATTTACAGCAGTTATTTTGAAAAGCTGAAGATATTTACCGGTTAGGTTCTTTTCATTGATAAGCCAATTCAAATCTGACAATAATAGGTCAGGAGTTTCTTTTAATGTATTGGCTAAAAGATCATCAATTCCCTTATCTTTTCCTTCGTTAGGTTGAACATGCCCAACGTATATTTCAACAGATATTTCACGGTTCTCAAGGCTTTTAATATATTCCTTGAAATTCTTTGCAGCATAATAAAAATTGCGTGGCCGTTGATCAACCGAATCATTTATCTTTATCGAGTTTGATAGATCATTCCAATCAGCATCAAAAAGCAATGACACCTTTTTGACATCCGCCTTCTGAATAATTGTTATCAAATCGACCGGAAGTTGGCTGTCATGTGCAAGGTTTTGAATTCCGGCAATACCAACAGACCAAATACCATGTTTGCATGCTTTTTCGGCTTTCTTTTCGCCTTCCTGAATGAATAAATGATCTATCTTTCCACCGGTCTTAATATGGATTCTTAGTTTCTCAGGAATATATATAAAATTACCTGAGCCATACGGAGACTTGTATTTAACAGGTTTCCCTTTTCCATCCTTATGTTCATCCGGGAATTGAAACCGAACACGAATAAAATCTTTTGTTTTACCGGTTGGCTTTCCTTTCTCATTGACTACCTCGTACTGGCAAGGTTTCCCATCAAGATCATAATACTCGATAATAACATCATCCCCTTCAATCGGATCATAGAATTTATTAAATGTTCCTGGACGAAACATTTTTTTATCGGTAGTCGTATGATTTTCGGTAATTGTGATGATTTTGCTTTGAACATCAGCGTAAGTAAGACCCGATTGAAATAACATTCGGTCACAAAAAGTACTCGATTTTTTAGGCTCTTTTTTACCTGTTACTTTTTTTGTTGTTACAACCGGTATATCGGCTATAATACTATATTTATGATTCAGGTATTCCAATGCTTCATGAAAGGGCATGTTCTGACCTTCCATTAAAAAATGTGAAGCTGTATAACCACTAATCTTTTTACATTTAAAACAACCGAATGCCTTTTTAACTGAGTTTAATTTAAAGGTATATTCACCCTTACAAATTGGACATTCCCCTGAAAACTCATTATTTTTCTTTCGTAATATGATAAAATCACCGATTACGTCAACCAACCTGTCATTCGTGGCTTCTAATATCTTATCCCTATCGTGGTCGTTATAATACATATATCAAATGTTTTCAAATAAATCAAGTTGTCTTACATCCATTGCCTCTTTGCCGGTAATTTTTAAATGCCTGCAAATAGCACTATATTCTTTCTCTGTGATCTTACGTTCACCTTTGTATAGTTGCCACCAGCGGCCTTGCCGGATACCGGTAAGTTGAAAGAATTGCTTTGTAGGCATAAAGTATTCCGGGAACGTAAATTTTGACGTGATAAGTCGGATAGTGAGGTTATCCTTTGAGTAGACTTTGAAGCGCCGGCTCCGGTGTAGGAACAATCGGAGTTCCTCCTGATTCACTCCCAGTTCCTCGGCCATCTCCGGCAATTTCTTTAGTCCTACGTTTTGATCTAAGTAAGGCAAGCGATCTTTCCAAATTTTGTGCATCGAAATTTCTTTTTATAGTTGTATTTTCAGGGTTAAATTGATAACAGAACTGGCTTTCCGAAATAAAGCAACATGCTATTTTAATAAACAAGTCATAATTTACAGGTTCTACCCATGCCTCTACTGATAATGACTGATGAACTTTTAATTTGTCCAAAAAGTCATAAACGCTTTTCTTATATGCCCAAAATTCGGATTCACCCATTTTGACTATAAATTCAGTTATCCATGTTGGATCAGCGAGAGAAGCAGGTGCATGAGTAGATAGATTCATGATAGTAGATTGATTAAGTAAAATAAAATGTTTTTTCATTTCCGGTTCCATACTTCCTCGTTTTTATAGTTGCAAGGAAAGGAAATGCTTCTTTTGGTACTTTATCCAGTATTTCTTTTATTGGTGCTGCATTCGTAAAAAATTTACGTTCTATGTTTTCATACCGTATTCGGACAACATATCTTCCTTTTCCATACTTGGTTTCGACATCAGGATCAAAATCAATAATTTCTATTTCGCAATTGGTTACTTCGGTAATTGAAATTTGTTGTACAGGGAATATGTTTTTGTTTTCAGTTTCTTTTATTCCAAGGTCAGAGAATGTTTTCATCATGTAATATTGTTTTTAATAAATGTCTCGAATTGCAATGCTTTGCCCAACCGAGCCAGGGACTAATCTGAATTTTATATTGCTTTTCATCCAGATTTTTTTTATTTAATTTAGCAACCTTCCTGCAGAATTTTTTTTTAATCGATTTTCGCATTAAAATATGCGTATGCCGGAACACATATCCGACAAAATCAATCCCTCGCTTATCTACCGGAAACACCTGGTAATTATCTTTTACCTGAAGGTTTAATCTGACTGTCATATATTCGCTAATATCAATCAGTAAACTTTGCAAATAAGGCTTATCCGGTGCCAGTATCACAATATCATCTGCATATCGGTAATAGTACTTTACTTTTTTATCCTCTTTCAGATAATGATCGAAATATGATAAATATAAGTTGGCAAAAAACTGAGAAAGATAATTCCCGATTGGAACCCCGGGCGCACTATCAATTATACCATCAAGCAGATTTAAAAGCTTTGTATCCTTTATTTTCTTCCGGATGATACTTTTCAATATCTCATGATCAACACTAGGATAGAATTTTTTAATATCAAGTTTCAGACAATAGGTAGTTTTTTCAACTTCATTTAAATCCCGTTTAATCGTTTTTAATACTCCGTTAATGCCTTTGCCCTTTATGCATGCATAACTTTGTGAAATGAAAACTGACACCCATATTGGCTCCATGACATTCATTATTGCATGGTGAACTACTCTATCTCTAAATGGAAGCCGGTATACTGTTCTGACCTTTGGATCAGTAATAGTAAAAATGCTGTATTCAGATGTTTTGTATGTTCCGTTCACCAGTTCTGCATGCAATTGGTTGATGTTGGCTTCCAGGTTCTTTTCAAAGAGCTTAACCCCATAACTATTGGACTTCCCTGATTTAGCCTTGTTACATGCTAAATACAGGTTATCCTGGCTGCATACTTGATCATATAAATTTCCTATTCTTTTCATGCTTTGCTTTTCGTATCGGAGCGTTCAGTTTCCCTACCAGTACCTTTTGAATTAGTTTTTTTTTGGCAAGTGCCAAGGTCTTTGTCTCTGTAAAATCTTTTAGCATAGGTGCGAGCTGTTCCCTGCATTCGCATTCGAGTTATCGTAATTCGTATCATTGAAAACGAAAGCCCTGGAGGACAACCCACAAAGACAAACAACCTTTAATCTCTATTTCTGAATAATTACAGTCCAAATATCTAAGAACTGTTCACCGGCATACTTTGCCAGTACTCTAGTTTTAAAGCAAAGTCGCGAGCCGTACCCCGCATACGCATGCGAGCAATCGTAATACGTATCAGTGAAAACGAAAGCCCCGGAGGACATATAGAAGTATGGATAGTATTTATACTGATTACTATCATTCCAGTCAGCTTTCCACCCTTCGTTCAGTGCTTCAGCAATTACAATAATTTTGTATTGCGCTTTAAAATATTCACGTAAATCTTCCGGTAAATTTGAAAAGTCAGGTACTTCAGGACGTAAGGTTTCTTTCATTGCATCTTCGAAAGTCTTAATACGAATCATCACATTTTCTTTCACTTCTTTTTCTGCTACTTTTGTTTCTACTTTTTTCATGTTTGTTTGATTTTTATTTGCCTTTCAGCGATAGTTGTATTTAAAATTAAAACATAAATCCTTTGAATATATCAACAAATTGTTTTCCTGCATATGTGGCCAGTTCAGCACTCGAAAGGCAAAGGCGCGAGCCGTTCCCCGCAGCCGCATCC